CTGTACCTCCCGTTAATAAGCTGAATTACTCCATGTTCATGTACGCTTTTGTTGACCAAGTGCTGAAAGTTCAGTTTTGGTATGCTTTTTCCCGCACTCCATTAGAAATCGCGGAACGCGTTGTGGAGATCTGCCTCACCGCTCTATTCGTATATGGCACTGACTTATCCAGGATGGATGGTCGTGTCTCCAAGTATTTGCGATGTTTAGAGAGCTTGGTGATGATGAGGTGGGTACACGAGGATTTTAAAGCAGACTTAGCTGAGCTCATGGCTTCCCAACATAACCAGCGTGCCGTCACGAGGTTCGGAGTTAAATTCGATACCTTGTGGTCGCGGTTATCAGGCTCTGCGGAGACCTCTGGGTTTAATTCTATGGATAATGCGTTTATGGCTTACAAGGGCAAACGCATGACTCGCAGGAATGGCGAGTTTCTGACCCCGCAACAAGCATGGAACGAGCTTGGCATATACGGCGGTGACGATGGGCTAACTTCAGACATCGATCCAGACGCGTATGTTAAAGCTTGTGCTAGTGTGGGACAAAAGTTAGAGATCATGGAAACTCCACGTGGTGGCACTACCGTATCGTTCTTGAGTAGGATCTATAGTCCTCAAGTGTGGTATGGCAGCCCTGACTCGATGTGTGACGTTCGTAGACAGCTCGCTAAATTACATGTGAGCCCGAGTTTACCTCCGAACGTAACGAGGTTTGAGAAGTTGCATGAAAAGCTTACTGGGTTCTGGTTGTCTGACAAGAACACCCCTGTTATTGGTGAGCTATCCGACGTGGTTATAACACGTTGGGGTAGGACTGGTCTTGTTCATGGCCTTGCGCATTACTATAGCGCATATGACCGTGACGTCCAATTTCCGAATGAGAATTTTGGCAATTGGATGGATGATAGGTTCGCAGAAGCTCTACCAACGTTCGACAGATTCATGTTTTCATCTTGGATCGGTGCGATTAGGGAAAGTTGGACTCTTGAGGATGATTTGGCTAAGGACTTGTTATTGCGTCCCCCACTTTGTACTCCCCCGGATAATGAACCAATCCGTGCTAAGAAACCTGTTGTCGTAAATGGTGAAGTTATCACTCCCACTGCGATTATGGTCGGGCAAGTCCCGGTTGAATTATCACCGGTTGAAAGCCCACCTGTCAGGTGTAGGCATGTTGCCG